AAAAACTGGTGGAGGTCGCTGAATGGACCATGCAACGCGTCATGGACATGATGGCCGAGAACGTCAAGCTCGCCCAGATCGCCGGTGAATACCGGGCCGCCAACGAAACCTTCAAGATGATGGGCGAAGCCCTCAATATGTTCAACAAGGCAAAAGCAGATGCAGATCAAAGAAACTCGTCGGGAGCGAAAAACACGCTTGCTCTCATCGAGCAAGTCACTAACGTCTTTACAGAGGCGAGTGGAGGAGGCGATCCATCAGAACAGAACGCTCTCCGACCAAGACTGGCACGCTCTGGTAACACTGACGCAAACGACTGATCTCGATCTACAGATAGAACTTCTTGAACAAGTCGTTGAGCAGGTCAATGATCTTCTCGAAGAGGTCTGGATCGAACTTGCCCGAGAAAGCTACCATGACTTCTACGAGTTCATGGAGCGGGAAAATCAGTATGAAATGAGCCCGCACCAGAAGCTGATCGGCGACCTTCTCATGTCGTCGGCCAGCAAGGAAACCATGCGGTTCATGCTTTCACTACCACCGGGCCACTGTAAGTCAACCCATTCGTCGCACTACTTCCCAGCGTGGTGGTTCGGTAAGATCGGGACTAAGCAACGCTTCCTGCAAGCAGGTCACAGTCAGGACTTCGTTGCCAAAGAAATTGGCGCGAAGGTCCGGCAAATAATCCAGTCCGAAGACTACCAACGTATCTTCCCCGATGTCGTCATCAAGCACGACATGCGGGCGATGGACTATTGGGCTCTCACAAACGGACGCGGGAAATACGTGGGAAAAGGGGCCGGGCAGGGTATTTCCGGTTTCCGTGGCAACTACGGTATGGTCGATGACCCCTACAAGAGCCGGAAGGACGCAGAAAGTCCAACAATTCGTGACAGCGTTTTCAAATGGTATTCCGATGACTTTTCAACGCGTTTGCTCCCCGGTAGTCCTTTAGGGATTATTATGACGCGCTGGCACTCTGATGACCTTTGCGGAAGGATCACCGAACGCGAAGAAAAGGAAGCCCGCGAAGAAGCAGAAAAGTTGGAAGCATCACTATCGAAACAACTCGTTGAAAAACTTGAAGAACAACAAGGAAACAACAAAAAATACCGCTTTGAGATCATTAACCTTCCAGCAATTTGTGAAAGTGAAGACGATCCTCTAGGTCGGGCGGTCGGCGAAGCACTTTGGCCCGAGTTATTTACGCTCGACGCGCTGGAAAATCTCAAAGCTGACATGACTCCTTCGTCATGGAACTCGCTCTACCAAGGGACCCCCATGGACGTGAGCGGGGGTGCTGTCGAGTCGGCATGGTTCCAGCGCTACGACCGGGCTCCCAGCCGAGGCGATGCCGAGAAGGGCTTGAAGAACGAAGTCCGGCGCTGCGTGGTATCGGTGGACGCCGCCAACACCGCGAAGGAGCGATCCGACTTCACGGTCATCACGGTCTGGTATGAGGACTTCAACAAGCGCCACTATCTGATCGATGTGGTGCGGAAACAGATGGAGTTCACCGAAATGTCGGCCGAGATCGCCCGCGTCTGTAAGCGATACAACGCCGATGCGCTGCTGGTCGAAGCGAAGGGCAACGGCTTGGCCTATTGCCAGTTGAAGAAGGACGGCGGCGCTCCGGCTCCGCTGATCGCGATCGAAGTCGGTATCTCGACCAAGGAGTTCCGCTTCGACGAAGTGACTCCCATGATCGAATCCGGCTCAGTCTTCCTTCCGAACCAAGCGACTTGGCTCGCCGACTACGAGAAGGAACTGGTTGCGTTCCCGAACGGCAAGCGAGACGACCAAGTGGACAGCACCTCGCAGTATCTCAAGTGGGCGCGGCAGAAGGGCCGGCGCGGGACGAAGAAGCTCGGAGGCACTGGAAATCGCCGATAGGGGACCCTTTTCCTACAGAACAGGGGCCGCGTTAACCTTAACAAACGAGGATTCCGGCCGTTAACCATTTTCGTTAAGGTTAACGAAACGAGGATTCCACCCGTTAACCATATTCGTTAAGGTTAACGGATTCACTCCACGCGTTAACCTTAACAAATTGCACTTCTTCGTTAACCTTAACAGGGACCCCATGCTCCACGGCATCGGGGTCCCTTTTCACATTACGTCCGGGACCTTCACCCACACATCGCCGGCCGGGCCCCTGAGCCTCAGCACATAGGCCGGGGGTCCCTTTTTCCACGACCTCCGGGACCCTAAGCGTCAGGATATAGGCCGGGGTCTTGATTTACGATTTCTTCCACCGATCGACACCCATCTGGCTGCCAACATACGACCAAACCGGCATACCCTCGCTCTCCAGCCGCTCCAGAGCCGGGTTAGCCTCGCTCTCCAGCCCCGTGAGAGCGAGGCTAACCCGGCTCCCATCACGCCCAACAACCGACCAGCCAAGCCGGCGACCAGCCGACCCCACCGAGGGCTTGAACTTAACTTCCAAAAAGATTTCGCGTAGATATTGGAAGTTAAGGGTGGAAAAACTCGTGTAATAACAACACCATCGATCTAAAGTTCCAGATCGCCCGATAAGCAATTTAACAATGAGGCTGACTGCCGAGGTGGAGCCCCCTCAGAGACCCCGACAGTATGGATGACGGTCATTTTAACCCACCCCTGCCTAAACTTGCGAAAGGAGTCTTTTGGAAGATAATTTTGGGGCCATTTTGGCCCTTAAATGCTTGTTTTTGCCGCATTTTTGTTAAAATGTCGGTGAAAAATGGCCGATTCAGTGAAAATGGCGGTGATTCCGGGCCGTTTTAAGCCCTCTCAGCGTCATTCTGGCTGATCCAGCGGTCACCGAGCCCGGTCAAGCCTGCTGGAAGCTCCAGCGGCTCCCAGCTTCGGCTCAGCCATGTTCGATCGACTTTATGGATCGAGGCCATTTTGCTTTGCTATGGATCGAGGCCATTTTATGGATCGAACTCATTTTATGGATCGAGGCCATTTTGCCGGCTGCTATGGATCGAGGCCATTTTGCCGGCTGCTATGGATCGAGGCCATTTTGCTATGGACGAAGGCCATTTTGCCTGCGCGGCGCGAGACCCCTCCCGGAGGCCACTTCCGCGCCGGCTGCCGGTAAGGTTAACCGACGTTAACCTTTCTCCACCAGTAAGGTTAACAAAATCGGTCAATTTGTTAAGGTTAACAGCGCGTTAAGGTTAACGAACCCCTAATTTACCCCTCGTTAACCTTAACGAATATGGTTAACGGGCCATTAACCATGTTTGTTAACGTTAACGGCGAATTAAGGTTAATATGTGGAGCGATTTCGTTAAGGTTAACAGATTCGGTGCATCCGTTAACGTTAACGAGGTCTCCCCTCCCCGTTAACCATCAAAGTGGAAAAAGTGCTTGACCGAATCGGCTGGGTCTGCGACTCAGGATGCACGGCGAATCACCGCCGCTAGGAGACGACCGAATGCCTTTGAAACCCGACGCCGCCGCCCGTAAGGACGCACTAGGGGCGAATCACCCTGCAACCCTCCAACATCGGCACTTCGCCGTAATCGCTGGAATCCTCGCCAACCTCGACCGGGACAGCCTCGGCTTGACGCAAGGCCAGCACCAGAACATCGCGGAAGACTTCGCGGATGGCCTCGCCAACACGAATCCGAAGTTTGACCGCAAGCGATTCATGGTCGCCTGCGGCTTCGCGGCCCCCTGATGGGGTGTCTCGACGCTATCGCCCGGTTCTTTCTGGGCATCTTTCTGCTGATCCTTGCAACTGGGCTGGCCTCGTGCCAGCCCCTTTTCTTTCGGTAACCATTCGTTAAGGTTAACAGATTGGCCCTAGACGTTAACCATTAAAGTGGAAAAAGTGCTTGACCGAATCACTTGAGCCGCCTAGAAACGAATCAGCAATGCAGGGCGCGACTCGCACCGGGCAGCTACAAACGGAGACAGACCATGCCGGAATTTTTGATCGAATACACGAAGACCGAAGTCACCCGCGAACGGGTGTGGATCGAAGCCGACTCGCCTGCTGAGGCGCTGCGGATTGTCGAAGAATACGAATTTGACAACTCGGAAAGCTACGAAGTCGATTCGCTGCGCTGGGAAATCAGCGACGCGGAAGTGCAGGGCGAGACGCCGGACGAAGATGATCCGGAACCGGACGAAACGGAACCGAACGCCTTGCCAGTCGCTATCACCTGCGACCGTGGCGACACCATCGAAGTCGTTCACCGGACCGCCACCATCGCCGAGGCGGAAGAATGGATTAGCGTTGGCCTTGCCGACGGTTTCCTTGACGAAAACGACGTTGACCAAGGCCGCTACGGAATCGACGCGCCGGAAGAAATGGTTAACCCATGAGCCGGGCCATCGCAATCCTGATCGACCCGCAAGGCGAAGAATGGTTCATGGCTTACGGGCCGAAAACCAAGCTTCGCGACAAGGCGAGCCGCTACATCAGCGCCGAAGTGGCGATGAAAGCGGCGCGGGCGATCATATTCGGACACCCGGATGCGTTCTGGAATAGCGAGCGCCAGCACGCCGAAAACACCCGGCGGGAACACAAGGGCTGGTCCTACCGAATTGAGGAAGTGCCGGACCACGACCGCAAGCGGGAAGGTTTCAGCGTGGCACGTTATCAGGCCGGGACAAGCGTCTACCACTATCACGCAATCGGCGGGGGTTTCACCACGGAAGAGGGCCGGGCCGTTCTATGGCCCACCCGCGCCAAGGCGCTGGAAATAGCGCAAGGCACTGTCAGGCCGGAAGGCTGGAACGTTTGCGTGCAAGACTACTGAGATCGGCGGGCTCCGGCCCGCCTTTCTTTTGCCGGTAACTAATCGTTAAGGTTAACGCATCGGTGTAAATTGTTAACCATCAAAGTGGAAAAAGTGCTTGACCGAATCACTTGAGACACCTAGAAACGAATCACCACAACGGAGACGACCAATGCAAAAGACCTTTCAAGTTTACAACGATCCCGGCCACGGCTGGTGCAAGGTGCCGCTCGCAGTCATCGAAGCGATCGGCCTGACTGAGGGACACTTTTCGTCCTATAGCTACCGCAACGGGGACGCGCTGTTCCTCGAAGAGGATTGCGACCTCGGCACCTTCGCAAAGGCTTTCACTGAAAAGACGGGCTCGCCGCCCTCTTTCAAAGATAACTACTGCAACGGACGCAGCCGCATTCGCAGCTTTGCGTCGGTCCGCTCGGGCGAAGGTTATGCAGCCATCGCAGCCGCAAGGGGATATTGACATGGGAGACTTGCTTGACCGTTGCCTTGCCCGTCCGGGGAAAAACTACGGACCCGGCTACGGCTTCGCCCTTGCCTATCTTGACGACAAGATGAACCCCGCTCACTTGCGGGACGGCGCTTGTCACATGGTCGGCAAGGCATATGGCCCGCACGGCTGGGCTGAGGCTCGCAAGAGTCCTGATCTGGCGGCATTCGTGCTTGCATACAGCGAAGCGGAATGCTTCGAAGACTTCGCAATCGAAGCGGCGCAATTGCTGCTCGAATGGGGAATGCGTGGCGATCCGGACGCCGCCACCGTGCTTCGCCTTTGCGGCCATCCGGGTTATTGAGAGAGGGGCTTCGGCCCCTTTCTTTTGTCCTTTACCTGCTGTTAAGGTTAACGCATAGGGGTAATTTGTTAACCATCAAAGTGGAAAAAGTGCTTGACCGAATCAGCGAATCGCCCTAGCAAGGAATCACCGCAATCAAGCGGCTGGAGACAAAACAATGACCACTCGAATCAACAAGGGCCGCGACGGTTGGCAGGCCAAGACTGAAACCGATCTGCCCGGCCTCACCCTGACGGAAGGTGAAAAGACGAAGCAAGGGGTTCTGACTATCAGCACCCGCAAGACTTCGCGTGGCCTCGAAACCGGCGTCAGTGTCGCTTTCCGCGACGGCATGTTCCTGACGCATCGTCTTTACGAAGACTTCAACGCCCGTTATGCCGCCAGCACCGCACGCTGCACGGAAAAGGCGATCCGCTCTATGCATGACGAAGCGCTCGCCAATCTGGAAACCCTCAAGGGCCATGCATACGCCCACTATGGCATGACTGCCCCGGTGGAAAGCGAAGCGGCATGATCGAGCGCGATCAATTCTTCGACATGTTGCAACGCGTCGCCAATGACGGCGTTTGCGGCCAGCCCCGGCCCTATTCGGGCCGGGCCATGTATGGCAAGCAGTGCATCGCAGTGTCCGGTGATTATCTGGACGAATGGGCGCTTGCCGTCGCGCTGGGGCACCAGTGCCGTTGCTGGGGACTTGACGTTCGCGATCTGCCTTCGCCGGACAGCGATTCGCTTGGCCGAGGCCGCGTCCTCTATTGGCCGCAATACGAATGGCCGGACGACCAGCCCGAACCGGCGGACGAAGACGAAGACTAAGGGAAGGCGGGGCAACCCGCCTTTTCTTTTGTTCTTTACCCGGCGTTAAGGTTAACGAAGAGTTACGATTAAGTGGAAAAAGTTCTTGACCGAATCAGTTACCTACCCTAGAACGAATCATCGCATTAAGCGATTGGAGACAGACCATGCTTATGAACCCCTCTGTAAATATCAATGGCACCAGCCGCGAGGCTCTTGTCGATGCCCGCCGGGATGCCTTCGAAGCGATCCACGCCGCCATGAATGCGCTTCGCGAAACCATGCCCCATGGCCGCGATTACGTGGGCCGGGCGCATCAATTCTCGGTGGACCGGGCGATCTACATGGAACGGCACGCCGTCCTGTCGAAGCTGTCCGAAGACCTGATGGACGAAGCGCTCGCGATCCAGAATGCCGGGGCACGGGGCGCTGTGGTATGACCTACATTCATCACGAAACATTCAGCAGCCCGGAAGCCGATGAGAACGAAAACGAGCGGACGCCGAGAAACGCGCAATGGAATATGAGAGAGGGGCTTAGGCCCCTCTTTCTTTACCGGAAACCACACGTTAACCTTAACAGACCAGCCGAACTCGTTAACCATCTGTGTGGAAAAAGTGCTTGACCTAATACAGCGACTCGCCTAGAAACGAATCACTTGAAACGGAGACAAGACCATGAAACTTTTCCCTGATGCCGCCGCCCTCGAATCATCCGGCTATCTTTTCCGGATCACTGACAACGGCGGCGAAACCTTTGACAGAATCACCGTCACGTTTTGCGATGGCGACGCGCTCGTTTGCACGCTCGGGACCATTTGCGCCCACGTTGAACGGGTTGACGTTCAAGTTGACGCAGAAGCCGTCGAATCCGGCGAGGCGCGGGACTTGCGCTGGATTGATCTGGACCCCGGCCTGCAATCGCGCATCCTTGCCGATCTGAATAACGGCTTTGCGGATTATATCGAAGCCGCGCCCGCAGCCGCGACTCGGGACGAAGCCCGCGACTGGGAAGGGCTATGGGATCACTACAGTGATAAACGTTCGCCGATTTATAAGTTGGGGGATTATTATCGCATCCGCGATGATGAGCGCGACAATGAAAACGACGATGACGATGACGCCTTTGAGACGCCAGCATTCGCTACGTTCCGGGACGCCTTATTCTACATGTTGCCAACCGACTATGACTTGAGCGGCCCGGAATATCACACCACGGTCGATCTCTGGGATACCGAAGGGGGACCGGCTGAACCTTGGGAAAAGGAACAGGATTGCGGTCAATGCGAAGGCACCGGCACAATCGAAGGCGGACCGGGCGGTGATGGGGAGGATGAGGAATGCCCCGTCTGCGATGGGAAGGGCAAGCAGGGATAAACTAGGCGGGCTCCGGCCCGCCTCTTTTCCCGGTAACCCGGCGTTAACCTTAACAAATCGGACTAAGTTGTTAACCATCAAAGTGGAAAAACTACTTGACCGAATCACTTGTGCCGCCTAGAAACGAATCACCGCAATCAAGCGGTTGGAGACTTGACCATGCCTAAGTGGCAATACAGTGGCGACCTTGATCTGCGAGAGGGCGGATTCTTCTGGCTGGACAACGGCGATGAAGACTGGGTGGCAGCCGTAAGCGTGACCCCTTGCAGCAGCGCAAGCGGGCCTGACAATCTGTTCTATATCGAGTCGGGCTCGATCTACTTTGCCCGCGATAAGTATGCTGACTATCTGTCAGTGATCGGCATGGAACCGGAAGACGCGACTCGCGAAGACGTGATCTACGCCGCGCACGCCTATGCTGGAATCGAGCGGGACCACGAAACGGTCGTCCGAATTGGTAAGGACGAAAGAGCGTCGGACCCTTGGCGGTGGAACGATTCGGGGTGGAACCCGGAACCCGATGTAGTGCTGCGCGGTAATGCGAGCCTGCAACGTTGGGTTGAACGCGAGTATCTGTCATGAACGCCGATGCAATCGAAGCGGAAGCCGCCGCAATCGCCCAAGCCGTTGCCGAGCGTAAGGCCCGGCCCTATCAGGCCGATGACAAGGCCCTAGTGGCGGCCTACCTTGCCGCCTCTGGTGTCGCGGGCTCACGCTCTTGGGAGATAACCCCGGAAGCGTTGGACTTGCCCTACCCTGTGTGGGCGGCCATCCGGGCGGCCTACTTCGAAGCCGCGTGCAAGTGGAAGCGGGAGTCCGGCGCATAGCCGGGCTCTTTCCCGGTAACCATCCGTTAACCTTAACAAGTCGTTACCACTAAGTGGAAAAAGTGCTTGACCGAATCGCTTGCGTCACTTAGAAACGAATCAGTTGAAACGGAGACAGACCAATGCCTGAATTTCAAATGGATAAAGAGGGAACCGTCAATGGGATGGTTTTCGCCGATCTCTCCATGATCTTTCAGGGTTACGTGGAAGCGATGCTTTTCACGGAAAACTCGCCCGGCAATAGCATGGTCGATTGGCTGGATGATGAAGTGCAGGCAGGCTTGCGGGAAGGCACCATTGACGGCTGCATTCCGGAAGATGCGGGCTGGGGTGATATTCACCCCGAATCGGCTGAGCGGATGCAACTCGATTGCCTTAACTTCGAAGTGCAAGCCCGCGATCTACTGGCGCAAGCCTATGAGCGCGACTATGACGCGGCGCAAGCGGGCCGGGATTTCTGGTTCACTCGCAACGGTCACGGCGTCGGCTTTTGGGACCGCAAGGAACTGGAAGCGGACGGGCTGGGGGATGCTCTCACCACCATCGCCGAGTCGTTCGGGCAAGTGTATGTCGATTTCATCGCAGACCCTGAAAGCCCGACCGGTTACGGTTACGTCCACGTCTGAGAGGGGAGGGGCCTTGCGCCCCTCTCTTTTTGTCCGGTAACCTATCGTTAAGGTTAACGTGCCGGCCGATCTTCTTAACCATCAAAGTGGAAAAAGTGCTTGACCGAATCACTTGGGTCACCTAGAAACGAATCAGTTGAAACGGAGACAGACCATGCAAACAGCTATTGAACGCCTCAAGGAAGCCGCCAAGGACTCATTCATGAAGCCGCAATCCTACATGGGTGCGGACATTCAGGAAGCGATTATGGAAGCCGGGCTCGATCTGGAAGACGACAAGATTTATGCACGCCTCTCGGCTCCGGGCTATCTCGATTGCACTGATTGGAGCGGTCCCTTCGACACCACGGAAGAGGCCGCACAAGCCTTGCTGGACCTCTACTTCGAAGATTGAGAGTAGGGGCTTCGGCCCCTCTCTTTTTGCCCGGTAACCAGCCGTTAACCTTAACAGCGTGGTAACTAAGTGGAAAAACTTCTGGACGAATTGGCTTGCGAATCACCTACGACTCGCCTATCAAGAGTTCAGCGCAATTCCGCGCTTGGAGACGACCAAATGTCATCACCTTTCCTACCTTCGGTGCAAGAGCAACTACAAGCTCGCCGCGACGAATCGGACGACGGCTTCGCCTGCGTTCATATCGATACCTGTCTTTCATCCTTTCTGAATGACCACCACAATCGCGATGGCGAATTGCTGCTGGGCGCAATCGTCTTCGGCGATACTTCCATCGGTGAAGTCAAGAACGAACTGCTGAGCGAGTTCGACTCGGTGGCTTACGATCTGGCTGGTGAGCGTGCTGGCTATGACCACGACAAGGCTCGGAAAGCGATCCTGCGTGCGTTTGTGGACGTTCATCCCATGGAACTGGACCGGAAAGCTTTCGATCCTTCGCTGGATTTCCGCGACGAAGAGGACGACGGCTTCGGCTGCGAGGAATACTGTCAAGCGTGGTTCCTCATTACGTGGAACGTTCCGGAAGAGGAGGACGAGACATCGGATTGATCGACGCACTCGCCCGCCTAGGTGTGGGCGTCCTCTTCCTTATCCTTGCAACTGGGCTGGCCGCGTGCCAGCCCCTTTTCTTTTGGTAACCATTCGTTAAGGTTAACAACAAGTGGAGTTCGGTGGAAAAAGTTCTTGACCAAATCGCTTGCACCGCCTAGAAACGAATCAGTTGAAACGGAGACAGACCAATGATCAAAGCAGCAGCAGATTTCAGCCACATCCGCCCGGACGAAGTAGCTGAGTGTTGGGATGGTGTTGACGCCGTTCCCGGCCTTTACAGCGCCCTTTGGGGTTGTGTGAACGATTACAAGGCCCCGTCGCCGGAAGTATCGGAAGAGCCCTGCCACGGTATGGATTCGGTCGCTGACTTCTGGGATCGGTTCTCGGATGATCACAAAGAGGCGCTTAACGCCCTCTGCGAACGGCACGCTGAGTTCTGGACCGGCCACGAGGAGTATTGAACATGAAGCTATTTTTCGTTGCTCACTTCAACGGCGAAAACTACGACTTGTTCGTGGTTGCCAACACGGTGGCGGAAGTGACTCAAGTCTGGCGAGACCATTACGAAATGCCGGACGAAACGCCCGAAATGATCTTCAAGGTAGCTGGCGCGAGCCCGGTCGGATCACGGGAAGAGCCCCATGCCTTCGAATGGCACGGGGTCAATCTCCCACGGGTTGGCGGCTCTCGACCGGCCAACCCGCGCTGAGGGGAGGGGCTTTGGCCCCTCTCTTTTTGTCTGTAAAAATTCGTTAAGGTTAACAGCCCGATAACCACTGGAAAAATAAATGGAGAAAGTGCTTGCGTGAATCGAATCACCGGCCTATTACCGAATCACCGGCACGGAGCCGGAAGGAGAAAGACCATGCAAGACGCCTCACTTTTCAAGCGCCGCGAAACGACCTTCAACGGCGGCGAATCGACCACTGGGGTTTACATCCCCAAGCAGACCGTCACGATCGGGCGGTGTGTTGATGAAAACGAAGACATCTGGACCGTCACAGACGTGAACGGCAAGACCCACCGGGTTGATGGATGCGAGTTGCACCCGCACCCGGAATCCGCGCTGACCAATGTCGAGTTCATGAATCTGGTCATGACGTGGTGCAAGACCCCGTTGATGCACGCCTTCATCTTTCAGGCGCTGGATCAATACGCCAAGGCTGTCGTCAAGGCAGACGTGGCGACGCTCGAAACCCCGTTCATCGCTGGGGCGGCGTGGCAGGAAACGGCCCGTGAATATATGGGCTTCGCTGTCGCCCGTGAATACGTGGAGAAAGAGCGCCACAAGGAATTGACTCCGGCCGATTGAGCCTTCGGGCTCTCGGCAGAGGGGCAGGGTTTGGTCGCCCTGCCCCTCACCTTTTTCTGGTAGGGACCCGTTAACCTTAACAAATAGGGGTGGGTTGTTAATCGTGGAAAAAGTGCTTGACCGAATCAGTGGATAATGGCACCAACGAATCACCACAAAGGAGACAGACCATGCGAATCACTTACGAAATTGTGACCCCGGAAAGCGCCGAACAAGGCGACGCCGAAGAACGGGGATTCGTCCTTCCGGCTCGTTTCTTCCATATGAAGGTATCAATCGAACAGGTCGATGAACTGGATGACTCAGACTTGGAGTGGAGCTTGCGGGACGCTGAACAATACCTAGGCCGTAATGGCATGGAGGATTCCGGTCGCTGGTTTTCCACAATTGACCCGGACCGCGATTATCAAACAGGTGCTGAAACCTATGAATCGCTGCACCCGTCGGACAACATCACACCGGCAAGCTACGAACGCCTTGCGCGTATCTTTTGCTGGGATCGCGACCCTCGACAGTTGCGAAGCTGATGGGCTGCCTTGACGCCGTGGCCCGGCTGCTGCTGGGTGTGTTCTTACTGATCATCGCCGCCGGGGTTGCATCATGCACCCCGGCATTTTTCTTTCTGGTAACGGTTCGTTAACCTTAACAGAAGTGTTTCACTTGTTAACCAACTTTGAAGTGGAAAAAGTGCTTGACCGAAACAGCGAATCACCCTAGACCGGGATCACCAACAACGGAGACAAACCAAATGAGCGAACACGCAATCAGCAATGCACGGGGCTGGCTCTCGACAATCGTCGGGGCGATGGCCGCGCTGGAAGCCCTGAACGACGGAGCCGAATCGGCTGAGTTCGACGGGGAGACCTTCACCGACCCGGACGACGTGCAGAACCGGATTCAGGAAATGCCGCTTTCCGTGGAAGTGCGCGACGGATGGCGGGCACCGGGCGGCGAATCGGAGCCGGAAGAGTTCGCGATTCTGCTCTCGACCGGCGGACCGGCCTTGCGGGTATATGGTGACATCGGCGGCGAACCTTTCTTGCAGTGGCAGGACTGGGGCACGCCGTGGACCACCTACCATGACACCACCGAACAGGAAGACGAGGCCCTGCAAGCCTTTGTCGGAATGTTCTATCTCGGCGAATAAGGAAAGGCGGGGCAACCCGCCTTTTTCTTTGGGTGTAAACATTCGTTAAGGTTAACGGAATCGGTCTATCGTGTTAACCATTCTTCAAAGTGGAAAAAGTGCTTGACCGAATCGCTGGAAAATGCGAATCAGGGTTTACCGGAAGAGACCGGAAAACAGGAGACAGACCATGAAGACACTTTTTGAAATCCCGACCCGTGGCGATGACATGACCATGCCGGGCGGCATCGCGCTGCGCTACAACGAAAACCGCGAAGAGTTTGTGGTCCACAACTACAACACCGACCGGGAGACAGGCACCGAACGCAATTACTTTGGTGGCGGCTACTACTGCTCGGGCACACCGGCGGAACGTCTGAGCGGGGCCATGGCAGACCTCAGCAAGCGGGTTGCACGTCAGAGCAATTACGATCTGGGCGGCTCCATTGATGTGGAAGCTTTGACCGGACTCCCTGCCCGGCTCTACGCCATCTAATACCGGGACCCGGCACCCTGAGAACAGGGGCCGGGTTTCCAAACACCGGCGGGACCCGGCCCACTGAGAACAAGGGCCGGGTTTCCAAATTGGTAACCAATCGTTAAGGTTAACAAATTGATGAAATGAGTTAACTATTAAAGTGGAAAAAGTGCTTGACCGAATCGCTGGGAACGGGCAAACGAATCAGGCGCACTCAAGCGCAGGAGACAGACCAATGCCCAAACTTTACAATGCGGACATTAGCATCACCGCGACCGCCTATGTGATCGCTGAGAACGAAGACGACGCACGGGAAAAGATTAGCGCCCTTCAAGGGGACTACATCGAATTTTCCGACCGCCGCCAGCAAGTGGCAGACGACCTGTTCGTGACCGGCGAAACCTATGGCCCTGATATGCCGAAACTGTCGCTGAGCCCTGCTATGACCATCAACCACAGCGCGACTCGCCCCTATGTCTGTCTGGTGCAGGAACTGACCGGCGAAGAAGAGGATGTAGGATGATGCACGAAGCCAATCAATCCCGGATCGACTGGGCAAAGAACGCCCTCGATACCTTCACCATCGAAACCTATGGCGGACGGCCTTACTCGACGCTTGAAGCGCAATGCGCCGACTGCGAAGAAGGTGAGGGTGACGACTACACGGCCATCCAAGACCTTATCGGTGATTTGCTCCATGTGGCCCACGAAAGAGGCTGGAACACAGCCGAACTAATCCGGCGGGCGGAAGCCAACTTCGTCTATGAAGCTGCACCGGACTATCAAGGCGACTAAGGGAGAGGGGCTTCGGCCCCTCTTTGCTTTTTGGTCGTTTTGGATCACCGCCGCTTTGGATCGACGCGACTTTGGATCGCCCCGGTTTTGGGTTTGGATCATTTCGATTTTCATGATCGCCGCCATTTTGCAGGAGCCCGGACCGACCGACCGAACCAGCCGACCGAGCCCCACGCTCCCCACCAGCAGATGGTTAACGAAACTGACCAATCTGTTAAGGTTAACGCCGGCGGCCGAATCCGTTAAGGAATATGGTTAACAGATTGGCTGATTTTGTTAACCATCAAAGTGGAAATAGTGCTTGACCGAATCAGCGAATCGGTCCATACCCGAATGGTAAATGGTTGGACAGCCAGATCAAGGAACTGGATTGCGATTGGGGCGACCCTGTTTCACCTGAATGCGAATCGCATCTCTATTGAGGGAGCGGGCTTCGGCCCGCCTCTTGGCTGGTAACGGTTTGTTAAGGTTAACGGTCGGCCGGGATTTGTTAACCATCAAAGTGAAAAGTAAGTGGAAAAACTGCTTGACCGAATCGGCTTAGACTGGCACTAACGAATCACCGCAATCAAGCGGACGGAGAAAGACTATGAGCCGACACCAGAAACGCCGCCTTGCCGCCAAGCGTGCGCGCATCGCCATTCTTTCCTCGTGGATCGCAAAGGGCCGCCGCTAATGGCTGGCTTCTGGGATCGCGTGGACACCCTCGAAATGGTGGAACTCTACGCCGAGGACAACGGCCAGATTGCCAGCGAAGAGGAGCTTTCCAAGCGCTTTGACGAAGAAGTGCTTCCCGATGTGATCGCACACTACGGCGAAAACGATTCGGTTGCTATCAATGAAGAATTTAGCAACTGGTCGGACATGCTGTGTAAGGACGGCGAAATTCACCCGGAACAATACAATTCGTATTGCTACGTTGGAAAGCTGGCAGACGACTAAGGCGAGGGGCTTAGGTCCCTCACCAAACTTTTTTTTTGTAATTAGTGGAAAAAGTGCTTGACCGAATCGGTTGGTTCGCCTAGAAACGAATCAACAGCAACGGAGGCAGTCATGCAGATCAACACCTACCACGTTTACATCAACAACACCTTTTCCGGGATCATCTCGGCGGTGTCTTACCGGCAAGCGCGCCAGCGCGCTAAGGCCAAGGTTTGAGGGGAGGGGCTTCGGCCCCTCTTTCTTTTTGCCCGGTGAAATTTGTTAACCTTAACGAATATGGTTAACAAATTGACGTTTGGGGTTAACTATCAAAGTGGAAAAAGTGCTTGACCGAATCGGTGACTCGTGCGAAAACGAATCATCAATCGGAGACAGATCATGCAAAACATCCGCAAGAATCCCATTGCCGCCTCGCTCGCCAGCGCTCACCTCGCCCCTCGCAAGGTTCGCGCTCGTAAAGGCAAGGGCTCTTTCCGCCGCAACCCCAAGCATCGGGGAGTGGCGGCATGAGCCGCGCTCGCAACACCCTCGACTCCCGCTATAGCGTGCGCCTCGAATGGTGCGGACGTGCGACGCAGCAATGGGTTGCCCGCTTCTGTGGTGATTGGCTCGGATGCGACTCGACCCGCTCGGGCGCTGAGGAAATCGCCCGTCTGTATGAGCGCGACCGCTGGAGCATGGCAGCATGAGCGACCGCATCCGCCCCGTGACTTTCGACTCGGCCCAGATCGAGCCCTTTGCTGCTCGCATCATCGGCATAGCCGCTTCGCAATTCTGTCGCCTCAAAGAGCGCGAGAAAGAGACCGGAGAGAAGTCGGACCCCTTCGACATGGAAGATGCTCTTATGCATCTCTGGTGGGCTCTCAAGGGGCTTGATCACATTGCAATAGCGTTACGCGGCGGCAGGGACTGCGACGACGTGTCAGGCGTTCATTTTTCCATGGTGATGAATGCGGAACACAGCAGGATTCGCCGCCTCATCATGGAAGAACTTGGAGTCGATCCCGGATCGCATCCGCGCTGGAAATGAGGGGCTTCGGCCCCTCTCTTTTTGCCCGGTAACCCCACGTTAAGGTTAACCGATCGGGCGAAGTTGTTAACCATCAAAGTGAAATTGAAGTGGAAAAAGTTCTTGCACGAATCAGCGAATCGCCCTAGACCCGAATCACCGGGCGGCACCTACTGACTGGCAGAGCAGCAGCAAGGCTCGCCCGGTAACTCACACAGGAGACAGGCTATGTTCGAAGTCAAGACCACCCTGCGGACCTACAAGGTCGAAGCCAATCACATCAACGCCGCTTTCATCGCCGCAAACGTGCTGGCAGTGGAAGGCGAAGAAATCCTTTCCGTGGCCTATGCTGGGCCCGTCACGTTCATCATCGTGGAGATCGCGGCATGATCAGCAAGAAAGATGCCATCGCCAAGGCAATCGCGGCTGGAGCCTCGGAGGAGGAAATTGATCGCCAAGCCGCAAACTACGTCCGCCAAGTCGGCACCGTGCCTTTCAACAACATGATTCGGGCTCTCAACATCGGCCCTTGGCACAACACCGTTGACGACTGGACTCGGCTGGCAGCAGCCCTGACCGCGAGGGGATTGGCGCGAAAGCGCTAATTCCTTAACGGAATTGATGAATTTGTTAAGGTTAACGCGAATTAAGAATAAAGTGGAAAAAGTGCTTGACCGAATCAGTTAACCATCCTAGAAACGAATCAACAGCAACGGAGACACACAATGAAGATCAAGATCAAGACCACCGCTCGCTACACCGCAAAGCGCAAAGCCGCCATCATCGCCGATGTGGACAACGGCACCACCACCCTCGAAGACGTTTGCAGCCTGCACAACATCACAAGCGAAGAGTTTGCTGGCTGGCGTAAGTCGCTGGATCGCTCGGGACAGCAGGGGCTTCGGATCACTCGCCTGCAACACTACCGGGCAGCATAAGGGGAGGGGCTTCGGCCCCTTTTCTTTTGGCCTTAACCCAGTGTTAAGGTTAACAGATCAGCCGAATTAGTTAACCAATTAGCTGGAAAAAGTGCTTGACCGAATCAGCGAATCACCTTAGACCCGAATCACAAACAACGGAGACAGACCATGCGTTTTCTTTCTGCAACCCTTATGGCCCTCGGCCTTTTAGCTGGTTATGGTGCTTTCTACATGACAGCGAACATTGACCTAACCCCGCTCGCCCCTGAGGCCCGGACCGTCACCCAGATGCTCTTTAACGCCCTTGCTATGTGCGGGCTTTGCCTGCCCGCCTTGTCGATGCTAGCGCTGCACGACGACGCAAACTTGCGCCGCCAGTATCCCCACCGCTATCGCAAGAATCGCCGCTAATGGAAACGCTGGCAGAATATCGCCACAAGCGCGACCGGGCAATCGTTCAACGCCGCATGGGCGAAGAGCGCCGCCGCCACGTCAATCAATGCGTGGCTGACATCATCGCACAAGGTAAGATGGAAGAGCGCCGCCAGACCATCCGCCGGGAGGAAGATCAATGACAGACCGCCGATTCGTTATCGTGGAAAACGCCGGATATGAAGGCGAAAAAGACATCACCCACTTTCTCACCTTGCGGGAGGCATTCGCCTATCAGCGCGGCCATTATGAGCCGGACGAGATCGAAGAATTGCACGTCGATATTCGCCAAGACTGGACGGACGAAAACGGCGATTTTCATCAGGAATATGTCTATTAGGTGGAAAAAGTGCTTGACCGAATCGATGGACTATGCGAAAACGAATCATCGAAACGGAGACAAGCAAATGACCACCATCCTGATCCTCGCAATCGCCTTCCTGATCACCGCCACCGTGGCAATCATCAAGGCCCGCGCCGAACTCGCCGCTCACGCCGCCGAACAGGCAAGCAAGCATATCCCCAACCCAACCGAATACACCGGCCCGCGCTTCACCGCACATGGCCGGGAAATCCAACAGACCGGACGCCGGATCATCTGAGAAAGGGGCGGGAGAAATCCCGCCCTTTTCTTTGTCTGGTAACCGGGTGTTAAGGTTAACAAAACGGTTAAATTCGTTAACCATCAAAGTGGAAAAAATGCTTGACCGAATCGGCTGGTATGTTTAGACCCGAATCACTGGAAACGGAGACAGACCATGAGCAATTCCACCGAACAAGCAATGGCCGCCGACCTCGACCTTTGCGACATGATCCTTGCATTCGGAACGCCTGCCGCCAAGCGCAAGGCCCGCGCCCACCGCAAGGCTTGTTTCGCAGAAATCGCCCGGATGAACGCCGAGTCTGGGACTGACAAGCTGAGCGATGATGAATTACTCGCCGAATTGATGGCCTGACAGGAACCGGCCCCTGACAACAGGGGCCGGGACCCTAATTCACTGAGAAAAGGGGCCGGGCTCCAAAATCGTAAATTCAGGTTAACCTTAACCGATCGGCCGAAATCGTTAACCATCAAAGTGGAAAAAGTGCTTGACCGAATCGGCTGGCGCGTTTAGACCCGAATCACTGGAAACGGAGCCAGACCATGGAAAGATTCGAACTGACAGGCTCGGGCATCAGCGACGGGCAGAATCCGGAAAAACTGCTTGCCGCCGCGAAAAAGTGCGGCCTTCACAATCCCCGACTCGCCTATCACTTCGGCTGGTCGAATCAGCCGAAAACGATTCGTTTCAGCGCTGAAAGCTGGGAAGCTGCCGATAAGGTCGCCGATCTGGTGCGAACCGAATTTTACCCGGAAAATGCCGAGGGCCGTTTGTGCCCGATGATTCGGGCCTATCCGGTGAAAGCCCCGGAAGCCTGATCCCGGAAAAGCCCGATTCGCCGAATCGGGCTTTTTCTTTGGCGGTAATCTCTGGTTAACCTTAATAAAACGGCGAAATTCGTTAACCCTAAAAATCGGGATTTTCTGGAAAAAGTGCTTGACCGAATCGGCCTTTTCTGGAAAAACCGAATCACCGCAAACGGAGAAATGACATGATCACCATGGAAGCGATTATCGGGGGCCTTATTTCGGGGTTCGCTGTGCGCCTCTATGGTGCAGGACTGGCGCTCTATGTGGGCCTGTGTGCGAGCGACCTTATCAGCAGCACCCTTGCCAGCGCCACGGCTACCCTAGACACCCTACCCTAACCTACTCTGTCCTGCCCGGCCTAGGCTGTGTGCGCGGCTCTCGGCTGCTATGGATCAAGGTCATTTTAGGTATGCGTGCGTGTGCGCGTGCGTGCGTGTGCGCCTGTGCGTGCGCCTGTGCGGGCGCGTGCGCCTGCGGGTGTGCGCGCCTGCGTGTGTGTGTGCATGTGTGCGCGTGCCTGCCTAGGCGCGCACGAGGTGGAAAAACAAACTCACAAACTAATTCATTTTGTTATTGATTTGGTAACGAATCCCTGCGATAAAGGGACATCGAAAGCGAACGGAGACAAGACCATGTTCAAGATCATTGACACCGCAAACAACAGCGAATGCCTTGGTAGCTATGAAACCCGCGCTGGGGCAGACTACGGGCTCGGCATGGTAGCTTGTGGACGTGGTAACGACTCGGGCTTGCGTATCGTCAACCAAATGACTCATTGCGTAGAAGTGCCCGCCACGTTCTAAGTAGTGGAAAAACAAACTAACAAAATAATTCATTTTGTTATTGATTTGGTAACGAATCCCTGCGATAAAGGGACATCGAAAGCGAACGGAGAAACAACATGACCAACCTGATCCCCACCTTCCGCGTTTACAAGAACAAGGTCCTTGTCGGCACCGTGTCGGCAACCACCGAACAGCAGGCCCATGCCCGCGCATACGGCAAGTATGGCCGCTGCGAAGTCATGAAGGCTGACATGGAGCGCCGCCTTAGCACTAGCGGCCGTGTGGAGCGCGCTGACAGCAGCTTCACCCATGGCCGCAGCCCCTACCCCACCCCCGGCTTTGAGGCACGCCGTGCCGCTGAAATCGCCCGCTGGAAAGCGGGCGAATAAGCCCACCTTAACAAACGTTAACCTAAACGAAGGGCGAGTCGAGTGATCGACTCGCCCTTCCGATTCGCGTGCGAATCGAATCGATTCGTTCCTTTGCGAAAAAATTTGACCCCCTAGGGGACCCAAAGGGGTTTACCCCCACCTGAAAAAATCGGCCCTCTTAGCTCCTACATGAATCAAAACAGGTAGACATTCTCATATAGCTGTGCTAGTATCCCTGTCCATGGTCAACTAAGATCATGCAGCAAGTGGAGGGGGACCCAACGACCCTCCCATCACGCCCAACTCCCAACAAAACCACCCGTATATTATATATTTTTTCATCACGCCCACTAAAGCTTTGATCCCCTCATCACTCCCATCTCGGCAAACCGGCGAACCGGCAAACCGACCAAAATGGTGACATGACGATCCGGTAATAGCCGTCGTGATGATATGTATTTTTGCGACCCACCGGGGGACCCAAAGGAGGGGGACCCATCGCCGGGGGACCCCGATGGCGATACACCGCCATTATTACGTGACAGTGATGCACCTTAGCTGTGATGCAGTGGTGTCTTCCTGACGGATGCCTATCTTCCCCACCAAAATGATTGGACCCAATACCCGTGGCCCACAAGAAGAAGCAGATTTTCTTTCCCACCGATCCTGTTCACGTCGCCGAGAAGGTCGCAGCCAGCCGGCAGCCGCCCAAGCCGGTCCCAGTCCTGAAAGCGCAGACCCCCGGTCAGAAAGGTTACATCCGCAAGCTTACCCAGAACCACCACGACATTCTTTTCGCCGTCGGCCCGGCCGGCACCGGTAAGACCTACGCCGCTGTTCTCGATGCCATCATCAAGTTCCGCCGAGGCGATTGCACCAAGATCATCATCACGCGTCCCATGGTCGGTGCTGGTGGTGAAGAGCTTGGCACTCTGCCGGGCGGCGTGATGGAGAAGGTGGCACCATGGTGCATCCCGCTCCTCGACATCTTCAAGGAGTTCTATACCAAGTATGAGGTCGAGCAGATGCTGGACCGCGAGGAGATCGAAATCGCTCCCCTTGCCATCATGCGTGGCCGCACCTTGAAGAACGCGATCGTGATCGCCGACGAAGCCCAGAACTGCACGATCGAGCAGATGAAGATGCTGATGACGCGTATCGGCTCGGGCTCGCGGATGGTCATCACGGGCGACATCGAACAGCACGACCGACCGCACGGCCAGTCGGGTCTCGCCGACGTGATCCGCCGGATCGAGGAAAAGGAAGCACGGACGCGTTTCGAGGCGGCCATTCCCGGATCGATCGTTGCGAGTGATGAGGACGAAGAGACGCCCCGGCTGCGTCACAGCCGCATCGGCGTCGTGCGTCTTGGTCGCAAGGACATTGTGCGTCACGAGGTGATCGATGACGTTCTGAGCCTCTACGAGGAGTAAGAAAAAGGTGGGTGCGGCGGTTCTTGGGGGCGGCCGCACCCACAGACAAAGCCGGCCGGGGGTATGGCGGGCTTCGGACGATCGGAATCGGGTAACCGATCTCTTCGTCGGTATCTCAACAATTCCCCTACGTCAAGAACCTTTCCCACACATTAACAATGCCGCCGGCATCCACCTCAAGGAAATCCCATGTTTCACCCACCCATCTTCGTAACCGAGAGCCGCCCCGGCGGCGCGAACGCCAATCACAATCTGTTCCGGATCAAAATCTGGCGCAAGGCTGTCAGCGGAGCGGCCACCTTGCTGCAAGAAGTGGTGGAGTGGCAGTTCATCGTTCCGATCATGTTGATGATCCCCGTCTTGGTGGGAGGCGCTGGTTATCTGCTCATCGATTTCCCCTCGAACGTCGAGTTGGGTTTTTGGATGTTCTTGTCCGTTCTGCTGGGGATCGCCAGCCCGATCTACCTGACGCCGGTCACCCGTGAGATGGAGCTTCGGGGTAAGACCTGCGAAGCTGTCGCAGCGCATCGGGCCTATGGTGTCGATTTCGAAGAGCGCTTCAACATGGAAGCCGGCTCTCTCACTTACTACAAGCAGTTCAAGGGTTGGACCCTCGACCGGATCAAAGCCGGGATGCTCAAGAAGGTGCCCTACGCCCAACGCAAGTATGAGGCGAACGCCGCTTGGGTCCTCAAGTGGAAAGAGAAGCTGGAGAAATAATATGAGACCTCGTTGGCAAGTCACTCTCCTCTTGCTCACCCTTCCGATCTGGTTCCTTCCGGCGATGGTCTACGTTGGCTGGATGGAAGCAGGACGAGACATCATCACCAAGGATGTCCCGGTCGGTGTGCCGTGGATGCTCTTCGGTAAGAAGCCACGCGGATATTAAACCATGGAAACCTTCTTCATCCTTCTCGGGCAAGCTGTCGTCGGCTGGATCATCGCTGATCTGCTGGGCGGTTTTGTTCATTGGTATCTCGATAGGGTTGCCCGGCCGCGCTGGGATTGGCTGGAGAAGTCAGTCTGGGCCCCGAACCGGGTTAACCACGCTGACCCGCTGGCGTTCACCGCTCATGGTTTCTTCAACCGCAACTCGACGACCTTTGTGGCGGCCAGTGTAGCCGCCGGTTTGTGGCTCTTGGCGTTCGGACCGTCTGTTGTTCTCCTGTTTGCCTACGCCGGTGGGATGTTGCAGAACGAGGTCCACTACTGGACTCACAAGAAGTCCACCGGTTGGATCAAGGTCATTCAACAAACTGGTGTCATCCAGTCTATCCCAACACATGCCCGGCACCACAAACCACCCCAGAACCGGAACTACTGCATCCTGACTGAATGGTGCAACCCGGTGCTGGAGCGTCTGGATGTATGGAACCGGTTGGAGCGCCGCTTCGGAATCACCGACATTATTACTTGACAGTGGTGGAACATTCTGTTAGGTTTACATCAAATCAAATGTAGCATCACGCGCCTAGGCGACATCTCGTTGTAAGATCGAGACCACGGGGAGGCGAGTTGGAGGTAGTAAGTCCTTGGTCGGACCGAACCCCGAGACGGACCAATCTGCGATCGAAAAGGCGGACTGTCATTTACCGAAGTGCTTGATGTGGTAGGTGAGCCCGGTTCCAGTGGGGCCAGATGGGTAAGCCCCTTCTCACGCGTGGTAGGTCTTACAAGACCGCTCGAAGCGCGGGGATTGTTTCAGATACCGGCTTCGGCCGGCGGTTGGCCCCGTCATCGGCCTGTCTCCTCCCAGACTGGCCCCCTCGCTCCTCGGATCGAGAGGGTCCTTTTCCCGGAAGTTCTTCTCCTTGGCTGATAAAATCACAAAGCGGCAAGCCCGCACCTTCGCTCAGCGACAGGCGCTCTATGCTACGCGTCAGTCGAAGCAGCAGATGATGGAGAATGTCCCGCTCTTCGCGAACTGGGACTATGCCAACTGGCGCTTGATCTGGCTGGCGATCCGTCACGCCATGATCGGTGAAGTAGAGATCAAGAAGCACGGCACCGAATATCTACCCCAGCCGGAAGGCATGGACGAGAGCCAGTATTCGGCCTACCTCGATCGCGCTGTTTTCTACAACATGGTTTACCGCACCGTCACCGGCCTTACCGGTGCGATCTATCGGCGTGACCCGCGCCTGATGAAGGCTGGTCCCAAGGTCCGTGAGCTTTCGAAGCGCATCTCCAAGGACGGTCTGTCCCTCAAGCTGTTCGCCAAGGTCATCACTCAGGAAATGCTTTCGACCGGACGCTACGGCGTTCTGGTTGACAAGACTGATGACGCCAACAGCGTGACCGCCAAGCCTTACCTCGCCGGCTACACCTGCGAGAACATCTTGGACTGGACGACGACCGAGATCGAAGGACGCGACGAGTTCGACTACATTCTCCTGCGAGAGTTCAGCGTCGATCGCCGCTTCTTCGAAATGGTTGCCGATCAAGTGGTGCCGAATGCCACCTACGGGCAGTTGTTCACTGTCTACCGCGTCCTGCGTCTGGTCTACAACGACATGGATAATCGCTGGGAATACCGGCAGGAACTCTACGCCCGTGGTTCGGCCGATGCCGATCTTTCGGAAGAGCCGATCATCACGACCCCGATGGTATTCGGCGTCCCAATGAAGCGCATCCCGTTCCGCTTCTTCAATGCCACGACCAATCTCGGCGACATCGAAAAACCGCCGATCCTCGACATCCTCACCCTCAACCTCTCGCACTACAAGAGCTACGCTCAGCTTGAGCATGGCCGCTTCTACACTGCCAACCCGGTCTACTATGTGTCGGGCGGACAGGAAGACGACGAATACCACATCGGCCCCTCGGTCGTCTGGGAAATCGGAAACGGCGAGAAGGCTGGTATCATCGAGTTCAACGGCTCTGGTATGAAGAGCCTTGAGAATGCCTTGCAGCAGAAGGAGACGCAAGTCGCTTCGCTGGGTGGGCGTTTGCTGGGAGACTCATCGACCGCCGGCCAGTCGGACAATCAGGTCAAGCTCAAGGATCGCAACGAAGCATCCTTGCTCCTCAACGTCACCACGGTCCTCAACGAGAACTTCACTGAGCTTCTGATCATCCTCGGTAACTGGATGAACGAGCGCTCAGAAGGTCTGGAGTTCCGCGTCAACCAAGACTTCCTGCTCGATCAGGCCGCCGCCCGTGAGTTCCGCGCCATCACGATGATGTATCAGGCCGGGCTCATCGGCATCGAGATCATCTATGAATACTTCCTCAAGGCGGATGTTATCCCGGAGTATGTGACTCTGGAAACCTTCACCAAGATGCTGGAAGATCAGGCCCAGTTCCCGAACAACCCGGACTTCGCCAGCCGCAAGGAAGGGTTCCCGGATGCCCGGACCCAGCGCGCCGACGAACTGGCTCGCGATCTCGACGACAACGAAACCGGCCGCCTCGACAGCGAACTGGAATCGGACGAAGCGATTGCCGAACAGGCCCGCAAGTCCGCCGAGAAGGTTGCCAAGGAACAGCCGAAGATCGCTCCTGTCCCAGCGACCGCAAAGCAAGCAATGCAAAAAGACGCCCCGGCACCAGCGCCAAAGCCGGCACCAAAGGCGTAACCTATGAGTAACCCGGACTACGACATCCACTTGGATCGCGGCCAGTTCAATTCTTTGTTCGATGATGATGGAGAGTCCGGGTTCCCATACGGGGAAGATTTGGATGATATTGAACGTGCCATAGCCGAAGAACTAGGCCCTCCAAAACCTAGGAAGAAACGGAAGAAGGCAAAAAAGTAACTTTTTTATTCCATCACCGCCATTTTAGCTTGACAGTGCATGGAAAATCTCGTATCCTTGTCGGCATATTGGAATTGAAAGCGTTTACCGGGGTCCGGATCAACCGCTTCTTCCACTTTCCCACAAACATGGCTCCGGGGGACCTCTACCCAATCCCCCAAGGTTCGGAACAAGAAGTAACGCGTCGGTGCGCCGGCAGTCAGCCTTCTTGTTCTGGAAATCCTCTGGAGGGTCCGGAGGTCGCGATGTGAGACGCGTTCATCTCCAGAACCCTCGGTGAGGATTTCCAATGCCCATTATCAATTTCAACACCCTCGAAGAAGTTCCGGCGGAACTCCGCGAGTATGCCAAGGCTGACGAAGAGTCCGGCAAGTTCGCCGTCAATGTCGTCCCCAACCAGAAGCTCGTCGAGTTTCGTGAAAAGAATATCGACCTGAGCAAGCGGCTCGAAGCGGTCACTCCGACCCTCGCCCGTGTTCAGGAAATCGCCGGCGAAGACCTCGATGCCTTCGTCAATGACCTCAACGGTCTCCGCGACATCGCCCAGCGGGTGAAGGACGGGGAACTCAAGACCGACGACCAGATCGAATCTGCGGTTCAGGACCGCATCAAGGTTCTCCGGGATGGCTACGACGAAAACTCGAAGGCGCTCCGCAAGGAACTGACCGAATACCAGCAGAAGGCCCAGACGCTCACCGAGCGACTGAACCGCACTGTTATCGACAAGGAAGTCACAGCGGCCGTCATCGTGCCGGAAAGTGGTGTCCAGCCTCAGGCCCTGCCGGACATTCTCCAGCGTGCCTACGGTCTCTTCAAGATCGAGGACGGACAACTGGTTCCGAAGCGCGGCGAAAGCGTGATTTACGGCAGCGACGGCGCAAGCCCGATGAGCGTTTCCGAATGGCTCATCAAGCTCCGCGACGAAGCGCCCCACTACTTCAAGGGCAATACCGGCGGCGGCGCTGCTGGTGGCAAGGAAGAGAAGATTGGCGGCATGACCGCTGCTCAGATCGCCCAGCTTTCGCCCATGCAACGCCTTGAACTGGCGAACAAGACCAACGGCAACAAGGGTCGTTAAGGTTAACGGCTTCGGTCGGTCGTCAGTTCCACGAGATCACCCCGGCTTTGGTAGCCTGTCGGGGTTAGTCAATCAACCCCTCAGGCTACCGACGACCAACCACCACTCTCTAGGAGTTTTTCAATATGCTCACTCTGCACGAGGCATCCAAGCTCGTCGATGGTGATCTCAAGCGTCAGGCGATCATCGAGATGTTCGCTGGCTCGACCGATCTCATGGCCGCTCTGCCCCTCATGGATATTCCGGGTAACTCGTATAGCTACGCTCAGGAAGCGAAGCTGCCGAGCGTCGGGTTCCGTGGTTACAACCAAGGCTATGACGCGTCGATCGGCGTGATCAACCCGCAGTCCGAAACCCTCCGCATCGCCGGTGGTGAACTGGATGTCGATACCGCGCTCGTCAAGACGCACGGCATCGGTGTTCGCACCCGTCAGGAAGCGATGCAGGTCAAGGCAATGGGTGCCAAGATCACCGCAGCCTTCATCAACGGCGACTCCAGCGATGGCGTTTCGTTCGATGGTCTGCGTGCCCGCGTCAATGGTTACCAGCTTCTGGCAGCCGACGAAGACAGCCCGGCCGCAAACGGCCCGCTGAGCCTCGCAACGCTCGACGAAGCGATCGACCGTGTGGACAATCCGACCCACATCATCATGTCCAAGCGTATGCGCAACCTGCTCTCGCAGGCCGCAAAGGACAAGGATGTCGGCGGTGACCTCCAGTGGTCGAAGGACGACTTCGGCCGTCGCGTTGGCTTCTACAACGACCTGCCGATCCTCATCACTGAGGACGACGACAAGGGCGAGAAGATCATCGACTTCAACGAAGCCGGCCCGGCCGGTGGTGCAGTCAGCCAGTCCGTCTATGTCGTGAGCATGGGCGACGGCAAGATCGTCGGCCTCCAGAACGGCATCATGGATGTCCGCGATCTGGGCGAGATCGACGCAATGCCGGTTTACCGCACCCGCGTCGAGTGGCTGATTGCCATGGCCGTCATGCACGGCAAGGCAGTGGCCCGCATCTGGGGCATCACCAACGCGGCGATCGTTCGCTAAGTTGGTAGGTGGGGGAGGTCTTCGGACTTCCCCACTGACCCTCCTCCACCAAACCTACCTCAGGAGTCATTCAAATGGCAAAGCTCAAGTCCAACTTCAAGTATATGCTGGATGCTGCACCGTCGATCACTTTCCGTGACGCTGCCGCTGCCCCGCTGACCGCAGACGGCAACACTGCTGCAATCGTTCTCGACACCCTCGACGGTTACTGGAACGACAACAACGAACTCGCCGACAGCACCTTCGCGATCGTCGTGAACGTCAACGCTCTCGCCACCGCCGGTGCCGATGAAGAGTATGTTCTCAACCTCGTGGCAGGCCCGGTTGGCTTCGCAACCTCGACTGTGGTCGGGACCATCACGGTCCTCGAAACCGGCCAGCACGTCTTCCTCGTTGACATCGATACTGTCCGCAAGTCGGTTCCCGACGCTGCTGCTCTGCGTATCGCCGTTGACGTGACCGGCGTTGCACCGTCGATCGACTTCGTTGCCTTCATCGGCGGCGCGATCATCCGCTAAGTCTTAGAGGGCCGGGTAACACCGGCCCTTTTCGGCCCGACCCAGACTTAGGAGTAACCCATGCAGAACCCGAACACCGTGACGGTCTACAGCCCTGAGGGCGAACCGTTCGAAATGAGCCGTGTGAACGCACGCGACCTTTGCAGCCACCGTGGCTGGTCGATGTCGCCGCTGACTGTTCCGCCGGTCAAGGCTGAAAAGCCCGCTGAGATCAAGACCGAAACACCGGTCGAAACCAAGGAAGAAACCCATGCCGAAGCTGACAGCGAAGGAAGCGGGCAAGCTGATGCCACCGGTGAAACCGAAGATGGCGAAGGCGAAGGGACAGAAGGCAGCACCAGCGGCGAAACGCCGGGATCGGAACAAGAAGATGTATTGACCGATCCGGTCATCTTCACAACCGAAGAGCAGTTCGCTGGAATGACCGATCGTGAAGATGTGGTGGTCTATCTGGCAGGCGCTTTCCCTGACTTCAAGCCCCACCACAAGGCAGGTCGCGACGGCCTCGTTGCCAAGGCAATCGAACTCGCAACGGGCGAATAATCAACAATCAATACCGCTAAGGCGGCTCCGGGCTTGGCAGGCAATTAGCTTGCCAAGCCCTTTCCTTTTCAAGGACTTTCTCATGGGAAAGCACCTAAAACCAGAACCCAACACAGTCCGTGGTATCTGTATCGAATGTGGTGAAAAACCTCAAAGAAGCGCTGGTAAAAGAGCAGATGGAAAAACTAAATTTTCATCCTTATGCGGAAAATGCACTCACCAAAGAAATCCACAAAAGAAGCCAAGCAAGCGCCCAGAAAGATACTGGGAAAATTGGAAAAGAAGTAGTTACAGAAGCCACAAAAAGGACAAGTGCGAGGAATGTGGTTTTATACCACAAGACCCCTGTCAACTCGATGTGGATCATATTGATGGAGATCATAACAACCATGATCCCAAAAACCTACAAACCTTGTGCGCAAATTGTCATCGATTGAAAACCAAGATGAATGGCGACGGGGTTTACCGGAATAAACAAGCAGGAGCAACCCATGGCACTCGTAGTTGAAGATGGCACCGGTGTGGTCACCGCGAATGCCTATGCATCGGTCGAAGAGGTCGATGAAATTCTGGGTGTCAACATCCACTCACAGTGGAGCCTTATCGTTGATGTGGAGACCAAGGAAAAGCTGATCCAATGGGCCAGCCGCATCCTTGATGAACGCGTCAAGTGGTTCGGTAAAAAGACCCACCCCACCAGCGGCCGGGCATGGCCTCGCGTCATGGTCAAAGATCGCGAAGGCCTCTTGATCGAAGACAACGTTGTGCCGTTGGCTGTCAAGGTTGCTACGGCTGAGCTTGCCGACCATCTTCTGGCCGGTGACCCTGAGACCGCAAACACCGGATCGAACATCACGGCGCTACAAGTCGATGTGGTTATGATCAAGTTCGACGCCCGCCTCGATGCCGAACGCTTCCCGCCCAACCTTTCGAAAATCCTTTACGGACTCGGCTTTATGTCGTTCGGCCGTGGTGGGCCCAAGAAGATCATCAAGCACTAAGTCATGGCACTCAACGACATCATCAAGCAGCAGGTGACCAATGCGTTCACCAACATCCTAGCACCGGGTGGTCTCACAGAGTCCATCACGATGAAGTATTTCGTCGCCGACGGTGTATTCGATGTTGAGGAAGATACGGCAGTGCCGCAGTTCAACGACGTTCCGGATGTCATTGCTCTGGTCGCCAAGCCGACATTTGACGACATGAAGAACCACAAGGTGGTCATGGCTGATGTCAAGCTGGTGATCGCCGGTCCACTACTTCCAGCAGAGCCGCAAGCTGACACCGATAAGGTGATCCGGGCAAACGGCGAGGAATGGGATGTCCGCAAGGTCGTCGGCGTTCCGGGCGGATCGGTGTGGCTGGTTTTCATCTATCGGACCTAATATGGCCGGCGCACGTCTCGAAGGCCGGCAGCAGGCCCATGCAGCAGCAATGGCATCGATCGAAGCGCTGGAACGGAAGTTCGCTCAGAACATCCAGAATCTGGTGGAAGAAATCGACCATCACATCAAGGCGCTGACCCCGGTCAACACCGGTCAAGCAGTTCGCAATTATATCTGGTCGATCAACAACCCAAACCCGGTTGTTTATCAAGCGATCAATAATGGCGATCCCGGCCGCACCAACCAGATGGCCTTGGGGACCGAACCCCGGCGTGGTGTGAACGAAGCAGCGGCCGCCGAAAGCATGAACACCCTTGGGTTGATGAGCAATCCGTTCGGGGTGATCTACCTGACCAACAATTCTCCGGACATCGTGGGACTTGAAATGGGTATCCTACCGGGCCCGCCTTTCAAATCACGTTCGCCTCGCGGAATGTTCGGCGTCACCGAAGCCTACTTCAACGCGCTGATCAAAGCACAAGGAATACTCAGGTGAGTAAAGAAGCAGAGCGGGTCTATCTGACCAACAAGATGAAGGCTCGGGCCGACGAACTGGGATTCCCGATCTCTTATCCCAATCACCAGTTCAACATCCCAGTCAATGACATCTATGGTGAGTTTCACATCATGTCAGGGCCAAAGCCCATCATCGTCGGGGGTGAAGGTAAGGGACGTATCAGAGTCCGCTACGTCGGTATGGTGCAGCTTACGGTTTACATCCCCAAGGACAAGGGGACTAAGAAGGCCGCCCTTGCTCAGGATGTGTTCAAGGAAATCTTCCAGTTCAAACTCGGGCGTGACGCTGAGCAATCCAGCTACAAGTTCGGTGTCCTCCAAGACTACAACCCGGAAACCAAAGTGGGTTGGGAATGCTATGTGGTTCGGGTGAGTTTCCAGCGGGATTCAATTGAGACTGTCCAGATCAGCGAATAATTTTAGGCAACACCGACATTATGGCTGCGTGAACGACATTCTCGCTTGACACGTTAACCATTTTCGTTTACCATTGGCGTCTTAATTCCGCCCCTTTGGATGGGGCTGCGTTTAGACGCATCACTCCACCATAACTGAGAAGGGCAATTCCAAAATGGCAAACAAGCTGCTCGCCGATAGCAACCGCGCTTCGCTCCGCGAGATCATCGAATCCAACAACGCGTGGGGCGAGACCCCGGCAGCAGGTGTTACCCGCGCCCGTCGTTTCCGCACGTCCTCGATCACGGCCTCGAAGGAGACCGTTGAGTCGGAGGAAATCCGGGACGACCGCATGATCTCCTCGGTCATCGAAACCGCTGCAATGTCGGGCGGCGAGATCGCTTGGGAATTTGCAGCCGGCACGACCGACCTCGACTTCCAACGCACCCTCATGGGTGCGTGGTCGCGTCCGATGGACTGGGACGTGTTCCGTGGTAAGACTGTCTCGATCACAGCCAACAACACCGTCCGCATCAGCGGCGCTGATGTGGCAGCCTACTTCACTGTCGGCCGTCGTATCAAGACCAGCGGTTTCGTGAACCCGTCGAACAACGACTATCTCCAGATCAGCAGCGTCGCGTTCGCGGGTGGAAACACCGACATCGTGGTCACTGGCACTTCGCTGGTGGTTGAAGCCGGTTCTCCGAACACAACTGTCGCCGACGCAAACGATGTCATCATCCTGCGTGCGACCACCCTTCGTTTCGGTAACTCGCCGAACACCATCGACGGTGAAGGCGCTAACCCGTTTGCTGCTGCGATCGCTGCTGGTCAGTTGAAGACCGGTCAGCGCATCTTCGTCGAAGGCATCGGCTACGAGACCGGAACCATCACGGCCAACACTGTTGTCGCCGGTGATACTGTCACGCTGTCTGACGGCGTTGATACCGTTACTCTGGAAGCCGACCTCGATTTCGACATCGGCGCGGACGACACCGAAACCGCAACCAATCTGGCGGCTGCAATCAACGCGCTGCGCCCGACCGGAACCGTTGCTCTCTCGGCCACTTCGGCACTGGGCGTCGTTACGGTTCGCAACCTCCTCAAGGTCGGCGGCGTCCTGACCGAAGACGCGGCAACCCTCGCGGTTGTTGACTTCACTGGTGGCTCGGCAACGGACGGCGGCTTCTACACCATCGTTTCGCTGACCGATGACACCCTCGTTCTGGATCGCGCTGTCCCGGCAATCGCTGCTGGTGGCCCGATCACGATCAAGGGCTCGATGCTCCGCAATCCGGGCAACAGCGCCGACATTACGCCGCAATCGGCATCGATCGAAACCGGCTTCCAAGACGTGAGCCAGTTCTTCACCGTGGACGGCCTGCGTTGCGGTGGTATCGAAATGGAAGTCGCTGCCGGCTCGATCGTCACCGGTCAGTCCACTCTCATGGGCCGCGCTACCAAGCGCGCCTCGACCGAGAAGCTGACTGGCGCTGCTTATACCGCGCTCGAAGCCCCGGCAACCGAAGTCGTTTCGGCGACTGCGAACGTCGGCGCTCTGACCGTGAACGGTGTCGAACAGGCAACCGCGATCAACTCGATCCAGTTCTCGATCGAAGGCAACCTGCGCAACCAGCAGGCCATCGGCTCGAAGTTCCCGGTCGGCATCGCTGCTGGCCGTCTGAACCTCACTGGCACGATCGAAGCCTACTTCGCCGACGGTGAAATGTATGATCGCTTCATCAACCACGAGACGGTCAGCCTCACCTTCCCGATCATCGATCAGGACAAGAACACCTACTACTTCACCATCCCAGCATTCAAGGTCACCAGCGATCCGATCGCACCGGGCGGCCTCGATCAGGATGTCATGGAGTCGCTGGAGTTCAGCGCCTTCCGCGACGCGACCACGGCCTGCATGGTGCAGATCGATCGCTTCTCGTCCACCGCTCCGATTACTGCACTGTAATCGTGAGCCCCGGTGGGTTCCCCCGACCCACCGGCGCGATTTGAGGTAAGGACTTCGGTCCTTGTCCTCCGCCACCCCGGTTAGCCGGTAATAGTCCCCGCATACAGTCTAGGCTCTGTGCGGACGACGGGTGGAGTATCCAGTTCCCCGACACCGATTTCGCTGGCGAAACGGGGTGCAGCCTTGTCGGGAGGCTGCATCCCACCCTCCCGACAACCGACAAGGATTACCCCGATGAACCTCTACGAAGCATTTGAAAGCAACCTCGACGACACCGCCAAGGAGTTCCCGCTCTCGGACACGGCGTCGATCACACTGATGCCGATCGCTGGCGACAAATCGCGCCGGGCCTTCGAGCGCATGATGGAACCCTACAGTGTCCGCCTGAACGCCGGCGGCAAGCTCACCGACGAAGAGAACAAGGCGCTGAACGTTCGGTTCTACGCTGAGAACATCGTCAAGGGCTGGAAGGGCATCAAGGATCGCGAAGGCAAGGAAATCAAGTTCAGCCCGGAAGCTGCTACGGCTCTCTTCTCCGATGAGAAGCTGGCGGGCTTCTTCGCTCTGATCATCCGTATGGCATCGAACGACGCCTCGTTCGAAGCCAAGAAGGCCGAAGCAGACGAGGGAAACTGATAGCCTACCTCAACTGGACGCAGCGTCCGACTGCTAAAAAGTCGGACTGGCTGCGCCAGATTGAGGCTGAGAAAGGCATCAAGATCAAAACCCTTGAGGACGAACCCGTTCTCTCTCCACATCTCTATTGGATTTGGAAAGCCTTCACCGATCTCAACAGCCGGCGACCGGTTGCAGGGATGGGAGGTTTTCTACCATTCTCCTACACCGAGATCGAAGCCTACTGCCGGCTCAAAGGCATTTACTCCCTCGGTGAACGTGAGCGCTTGCTGCGTCTCCTCGAAATCCTCGATCATGAATGGATCAAGGCTTACGTCGAGCGTGAAGAAAAGAAGAACAATTCTTCGAAAGGCACACCCCCACCACCATCCCACTCGCCCCCTCGCGGCGGTGGACGAAAAGCACCCCCTCGAAAACAGGTAGCGTAGCCAATGGATACCCATGGCATGAAGTTTGTCGTTGACACGACTGGAGTCGCGAAGGGTTTTCGCGACTACAAGTCGGCTGTCGATGGCATCTTCGCTTCCCTGACCAAGTTCGAAGCCCACGTCGATAAGACGATGAAGGGGGTTGCTAAGGCTTCGGCTAACCCACAAGCACTCAACGCATTCAAGAAGGCCGTCAGCGCCTTTGCGAAGGTAGACATCGACACGTCGGCAGCCCGCAAGCTGTCGGCGCTGTCGGCTGCCATGCAGGGCTTTAAGGCCCCCTCCAGCGCCCAGACAGCAAACACCAAGCGCTTCTTCAATGTTCTGGGTAACTCGCTCCCAGACCTGACTAACGCATACCGTTCGATCAAGATGCTGAACGACTTGAAGACCGCGCTGGCGGGCTTCAAGGCACCACCGGCTGGGGCTTCCAAAAATCTCACGGCGTTCGCCAATGCAATGCGGACCGCCGCGCCGGCTTTCAATAGCCTCAAGAGCGTGTCTGGCACAGCGCGGGTCGCTAATGAACTGGCGCTGCTCGGCGCTGCATTCCAAAATCTCCGAGTCCCTACCGCTGGTCAGGTTACCAACCTTGGTAATTTTGCCCTTGCAATGCGCTCCTTAAACTTCTCCAACCTTCAAGGTTCGGGGAACTTTTATGCTGCGCTGGCCGCGATCGGAAACTTCCGGGCCCCAACAGCAGCACAGATTCGTAACCTCCAGTCGTTCGTAACGGCTGTTGCCAACATGCGTGTTCCCCAGAACGCGGATGCGGTCGCAGCCGCACTGGCTCGGATCGCAGGGGCGGTCGGTCGGGCAAGTGACGCGATGCGAGGTCTTCGCGGCAATGTAGGCAGCCTCGGTAACAGCCTCGGTAACTTGGGAGGACAGGCACGCGGCGCTTCGATCCAGATGATGGGTCTCCAGAACGCTTTCTCTGGCACGTTCCAAGTGGGCTCTGTTTTGCGTTCGCTTCTGGGATCGCTGACCATTGCTGAGCTTGGTCGCAACTTCTTTGAAGCGACCAACGCAGCTATCCAATTCAAGGCACAGATGGGCGTCCTGAACAAGGACCTTCAATTCGCCGACGCTCAGATGACCTATGTCCGAAACACAGCCAATGCTTTCGGAACGGACATGCTTGCGGCGGCCACCGGCTTCGCCAAGGTCAGCATCGCGGCTGATAAATCCAACATGACCGTCATGCAGACGCGTCACATCTTCGAAGGTCTGTCCACCGCCATGACGGTTCTGGGCACGACCACTGCTGGGCAGGGCGATGTGTGGTTGGCTCTGCAACAGGTCATGAACAAGGGCTATCTGTCGGCCGAAGAACTCAACCAGCAGCTTAACGAAAAGCTGCCGGGTGCGATGGCTTATGCTACCGAGTATGCCAACAGCCTCGGACTGTCTCTGGAAAAGGGTTTGAAGACCAAGGCGCTGGATGCCGCTGGTGTGCTTGCCCATATTGCACAGCGGATGAAGGAAGACTTCGGTCCTTCTGTGGCTGCTGCTTTGATGCGCCCGGCCGCACAGATGAATATCCTGCGTAACAACATCGATCAGTTGTTCATCGCCATCGGCGAGAACGGCGGTAACGACGCGTTCGCAAACCTGCTCGCGAAGATCAACGAGCGGATGAAGCCCGAAGACATCGAACGCTATGCAGTAGCGATCGGTGAGGGCCTGAAAAACGCGGTCGATAGTCTGTCGGCGGCCTTCGATTGGTTGTATCAGAACTGGGATTCGATCAAGGGCCCGCTTTCGGCAACCCTGGAACTCCTCGGTAAGTGGATGATTGTATCCAGCGCCCTCCAGATTGGCCGCTTTATCGTTCAGCCGCTGATGGCTATCGGACCGGCATTAGGTGGTTTACGGACCGCTGGGGCCCTTCTGGGTGTGACCTTCGCAACAAGCGCCCGTGCTGCTGTCGGTGCCATGGCGGGCCTGACAGGCAGCGCTAGAGCCGCTGCTGTGTCGATGCTCCAGTTCCGTGCATCTCTGGCTGCTACGATCGTAGCTATGCGCGGTGCTACTGTGAGCGTCGCCGGTCTGCGTGCGGCTATGCTGGCATTGGCGACCACCGGTATCGCCGGGGCTGTCGCCGGCCTGCGTGGGCTGGTTGCCTTGCTTGGTGGTCCGCTCCTGCTTACACTGGCGGCTGTTGGTTACAGCATCTACCGGGTGGTGGATGCTTGGGACTCGCACAAAAGAACGCTCGAAGAGGCGAACGTCACGATCGACAAGAACAGAAAGTTGATCGATGAAACACGCACTTCTTTAGCATTCGGCAGCACGGCAACCGACACCGCGACGGGTGCGACCAACCTCTATGGTATCTCGATGGACACTGCACGCGGGTTCATGGAGCGATTCCGCCAGAAGGCCGATGAAGCAACCAACGGGTTGTTCTCGATGGCATTACAGGCGCGTCAAACCCGCGTCGAGATGTTGAAGTTGGCGCAAGCCGACATCACCAAGAAGCTGTCCAGCCTGCAAACCAACTCCGTCCGGGAGCTTGGTCAGTTGGCTGATCAACAGTTCGCGAAGGGTAACTATTTCACCGGTGCTGGAGCCAAGCTTTACCAAGGTATGCAGGGTCTCCGCAACATCGGTGACCGTGCGCGTGAAAAGGATGTCAACGAAGGGATTGACCGACTCAAAGCACAGCGGGACGAACTGGCTGCGCTGCAAAAAGAGGTAGAATCGGAATCTCTCGACACCGGTATGGACAGACTCCGAGCCCAAGGGTTCGGTGGTAAGCCGCCGCGTGCGTCCACGCCGACCGAAGCTGGTAGCGGTGGTGGTTCTTCGGGCGTCAACAAGGCAGCCCGCGAAGCTGAGCGTCTGGCTAACTCGGTAGACCAGATCATGGGAACCTTGATGGAGAACGACCCGATCGGGAAGCTCTATCAGGACTTTGTTGAAACTCTCGGTGATCAGGCTAGAGTCCTGCTCAACGATAAGGGTTACGAACAGTTCGTTGCCAACGTCAAGGCGCAGAACAAGGACGGTGTGGTTTCGGTCGAGTCACTGATTTCGGTGATGAAGGCCAGTGGAACCACCTCGGCCGGTGCTTTGAAGCTGATCGAAGACAAGTATGGTAAGACCAGCGACCAAATCGTAAACCTGCTCAAAGAACAGCAGGCGGCGTTGGAAGAAGCTTACACCGACGCGGCTATCAAGGAATTGGATAAGTCCTTCCGTTCGCTGTCGCGTGGTATTTCCATGGTTGGGGATAGCATCCCCGCTGTGGCTGAATTGGGTGCTAACCTTCAAACTATTGAAGGTCTGGCTCGCTTTGTCATGCCTGCCAATGAGGGCTTTGTTAAGTTCCTCAGCGACGTTCGTTCAGGTGCGCTTTCAGCAGCGGAAGCGATGGATAAGCTGGAAGCCATCATGGCTGATCCAAACCAGCGTTCGGCAACCGCAAGCCAGTTTTTCGCTACTTCCAACACCAACCCGGCCGAAGTTGCGAAAGCAAATCGTGATCGCGTCGCGGCGAATGCAAACGCACGCGCCGAAGCTGAGTTGGATATGCAGTTCGGTGAACGACTGCTCCAGCAGCGCAACAACGAAATCAAGCTCCTCCAGATGTCTTCGCAGGAGGCGGAAGCCTACACGACGGTAATGGAAGAAGTTAACCGGATGCGCGCTAAGAGCGGCCCGGTTTCTCAGGAGGTTATCAACAACCTCCTTGAGGAAGTTCGTGCGCAGCAGGCACTCGCTAACCAGATGCAGCGGAACAAGGAGTTCTTCGAGAACAACGGGGTTCGCAGCTACATCAACGACATCAAGAGCGTTGGTGAGTCGATCAACGAGTTGGACAAGAACGTCCTCCAGTCGTTGGAAGATCAGTTGTTCAGCCTCGGCACGACTGGGAAGTTCAGCTTCCAAGCTATCTTTGACACGCTCCAACAGGGCCTGATTCGTTTCGCTTCCCAGAACATCCTCAAGGAAGGGCTGGGCAAGCTGTTCGGCGGGGATCAATTGGAGGGCGGAACCCCGAGCCTTCTGGGCGGCCTCTTCAAGGCGATGGGCTTTGAACACGAAGCTGGCACTACCGACCCACTCGGAACTGCAAGACGCCCGATGCACGTCATCATCGATGGTGGCACCGGTAACTTGATCAGAAAAACCGGTGAAGTCATCATGGAAACTGGTGGCACCCCTGAGGAAGCTGTTGGCAACGCTGTGAACAGCTTGATCAGCGGAACCAATCAGGTCGGACAGATCATCCGTGACCAGTGGGGTAACGAAGTCAAGGGCATTGGTGGTATCCTCGGCCAGATCGCCGGGAGCTTGATGGGCGGAGGTGCTGGTGGTGGCGCTGGTGGCATCCTTGGAAGTCTGCTCAACATCGGCATGTCGGCACTTGGCGGCGGCGCGGGTCCTCTTGCTTCTCTGGCAGGTAGCGCGGCTCAGACGATCGCAGCAAATCCGGGCATCTTCAAGGAAGGTGGTTTTCCGGGATCGCCGGTGGCGCGGGCTTCGGTCCACCCGTCGGCATTCACCAACGCCCCGCATTATGCGGAAGGCACGCCGAACACCAGCGGCGGTCACCCGGCTATTCTGCACGACAATGAAGCGGTGATCCCTCTCAGCCGTGGCCGCAAGGTTGCTGTTGAGATGAACGGGGGAAGCCGTGGGCAGACGATCAACAACAACTTCATGATCAACAGCCCAGATGCGAACTCGTTCCGTAAGAGCGAAACTCAGATCGCGACCAAGATGCACATGCAAGCCGGCCGCGCCTACCGCCGCAACCACGGCTAATTTTCCCTTGACAGTCACCGCTATTTTGAATAGACGGTGACTGTCAGAAGGACCCTCTATGGAAATTGCAAACTTTCACGATGTCCGATTCCCGGAGGACATCAGCTACGGCTCGTCCGGCGGACCGGGATTCAATACCAGCGTCATCGATCTGGCATCCGGACACGAACAACGGAACATCAACTGGTCCTTGGCCCGCGCCAAGTATGACGCCTCTTACGGCGTCAAGACCCGCGAGCAGATGGAGGAAGTGCTTGACTTCTTCTATGCGCGCCGGGGTAAGGCTTATGGCTTCCGGTTCAAAGACTGGATGGATTTCGTTCTTGATCGTCAGGCGATCGGGGTAGCCGGCGGCACAAACACGCTCCAAGTTTTCAAGCGTTACGAGCCACTAACCAGTTATTTTTACGATCGCCCGATCATGAAGATCGTTCCGGGGACGGTGCAGGTGTGGGCAAATGGCGTCGAACTCTCACCGCTGCTGGTTAACACTGGAACCGGTCTCGTCAACACGACCACTTACGCTGGTCAGACATTCGAAGTTGCCTGTGAGTTCGATGTCCCGGTTCGTTTCGACACCGACGAAATCAACATCACCCACGACGACTGGGAATTGATGTCGTGGCCTTCCATCCCCCTCATCGAACTGCGTCCGCGATAAGCCATGAAATCCATCAGCATTGAACTTTCAAACCATCTGGATGGCGAGGTCACCACCTTGGCATCATGCTGGCGCGTGGTTCGACGCGACGGCCGTGAGTTCTACTTCACTGACCATGACCAAGACATCGTGTTCGAGGGTAACACCTACGAAGCGGAATCGAGCTACGACCGAACGGCGGTAGCAAACGGTTCGGACATGAGCGTCGATAACATGGACGTTGCCGGTATTCTCGATTCCGAGAAGATTAGCGAAGAGGACATGCGCAACGGTCTCTTCAACCGGGCTGATGTCTACGTCTTCATCGTCAACTGGCAACACCCGGAATATGGCCCACTCAAGGTCCGTCGGGGATGGTTTGGCGAAGTGACGATCACCGATACCGGGATGTTCACTACCGAAATTCGTGGTCTGGCACAGGCTCTGTCGCACAACTTCATCGAAGTCTATGCGGCCGAATGCCGGGCCGACTTCTGCGATTTCAGATGCAAGCTCAACATCGAAGATTACGAAATCCCGACGACCGTCTTGGTTGCCTTTCAGCGGGACTCCTTCGTTCTCCCGGTCAATTTTGTGCCGCCTTCGCAAGGACTAGCGCCGGGCACTGTTCGTTTCGTCGATGGACCGAATGCCGGACGAACAGTTGAGATCACAGGATACAACACTGACACCCGCACCGTCGAACTGTTCGAAAGCGTGGCTTACGAAATCACGACCGGGACAGCGATCGTGGTTGCTCCCGGTTGCGACGGATCGCTTGAGCGGTGCAAGCTCTACAACAATGTCATCAACCGCCGCGCCGAGGATTACGTCCCCGGCAACGACGAACTCATGAAGTATCCCGATGCCAAACAGTGACGATTTTATCGCAGCAGCCCGTTCCTACATGGGGGTAAAATGGCGACATCAGGGACGAAATCGATTGGGAGTAGATTGTGTCGGTCTGGTCCTTTGCAGTCTGGCTGATCTGGGAATCCCAGCACCGGACATGCAGGGATACCGGAGAACACCTGATCCGATCTTCGTCGAGCATATCCGAAACAATTCATTACCAGCCGAAAGCACAGCGCCCGGAACTCTCGGTATCTTCCGAGATGGAACCCAGCCGTGTCACGTTGGTATCTTCGCAACCATGCACGGTCAAACTTCGCTGATCCACGCTTATGCTGGAACCGGGATCGTC